ACCCAAGGTCGTTCAGAGTCTTGGCTAGTTTGATGCGCTCACAGTTCTTATCTGAAATGACTGAACCACCTGAGACACCGATGACAGTCGAGGAGATTGCACCAGAAACAGGGATCGCACAAACATCTTGCGAGAAGGCTGACATACTCGGCGCGATAGCCGAGGGAGGAGGCTGGCCTTTGTAGTTAATTGTCGTGTCTTGCGCAAATACAGCCAGCGGAGCAAGGGCGACTAAGGCCAGCCAGTGCTTCACTTTTTAGCCTTCTTCATACATTTGCCCATGGCTTTACACTTGGTGGGGTTAGGACACCCAGCGCATGGCTTGAATACCATACCGCCTTTCTTGTAACCCATGGGTTTGTCGGTAGGCTTCTTGGCTGCTTTCATCATTATTCCGGGCATGGTCATACTCCTTTGAGGACGATAGTCACGAGGATACCCGCCATGCCGACTATCAAAGCACCTGCGGTTTTAATCATTAGAGACTCCAGTCGATCAACACGCTGGATAAAGGTTTGATAGCGCTCTGCGCACACAGCCTCATGCGATGTCAATTGAACCTCCAGTTCATGCGTTGTTGCCACTCTCGGCCTCCTTTACTGCTTGCGTTTGGTCAATCACTGCTGGAAAATCTGTTTCTTCAGGTAGTTCAGGTTCGACCACTAGGATTCCCTCAGGCGGCACTTCCTCACAACGGGCCAATGCACCGTTGGGAAACATCACGAGAGGGCGTCTAGTTGTCATACTGTGTAAGTTCCTGACGATGTAAATTTATGGTAGGTATAGCCACCGGAAGAATATACAGTTCCACCGGAACCGCGTTGTGTGCCGAGGTAGCGGATGATTACGATTCCAGAACCTCCGGCACCGCCGTATATATCCCCACCATTTGCGTAAGTTCCGCCACCACCGCCACCGCCAGTATTTGCGTCACCATCTGCTGCTGCGGCAGTTCCCGTTAAGCCATATCTACTAGAACCACCACCACCTGTTCCACCAGTAGACAACGAACCGCTACCAAAATCGTTTTCGTTACCGCCACCGCCGCCGCCAGCGTAATATCCACCCTGACCGGATGATGTTGCCGAAGCCCAAGTTGAAAAAGAGCCAGAGCCTACCCCGCCGTTACCACCGAGTTGGCTTCCTCTGACATTACCTGCTTGACCAGAGGCACCAGCACCACCGCCACCGCCGCCTGCGTTGTTAGCACCGTTTCCCCCGGAGTTCCCTTGTCCTGATGTACCTGAGCCACCAATGCCAGTGTAGGACTCAAACGCTCCCCCACCACCAGAACCTCCAGAGCCACCATTATGTGTAGATTGATCAATATCAGCCGTACCGCCTCTTCCGCCACCAACAGCAGTTAAAGAAAACCCAGTTGAGTTACTGCCATTAGAAGAAATGGTATTAAGGTTTGGGTTTGCAGGCGCACCAGCGCCGACCACTATAGAGTAGGAAGTTGGTGGCGTGACAGTAAGTGAGCCACTTAAAAGACCGCCCGCCCCACCACCACCGGAGTTATCAGTGCCGCCAGCACCACCGCCAGCGACTATGAGGTATTCAATAGTGTAAGACTGTAGAGGCCATTCACTGCCGCGCAGTGCGTTACGGACTTCGTTTAGTTTCCAAATTCCGTCCGCTGAAGATGAAGTTGGATGCGCCATTACGAAATCTCCTCGTAGGACACGATGATCTCAAGGTCGCCTGAAGCCGAAGCCAGTGCTGTGATCTTGTCGCCTTCTTCGAGGTAGAGTGCTTTACTCAGTACATCGAGCGTTGCGTCAGCCGGGACAGTGATTGTGCTTGCGATCTTATATGTCGTCGTGTTGTCAGCGTTATAGAACCCAACAGTTACATCTGCGTTAGCAGACCCATCGACGTTGGCTACAAGGATCGCGTTGACCTTAAAGACTTTGCCGCTGCCTGCGGAGTTGGTCACGATGTCTGCGCTGGAAGTACCGAGAGCAGCGCCTACAGTTTTACCCGTGATGGTTGCTACGTTGACGATATTAGGGGCTGCCATGATTTATCCTCCGAATACAATTGCCATTGCGATGGCCTTGCCCGTAGTTGCACGAGCAGCGAACTCATCAAAAAGCGCCGCAGTTGGGCGCAACTCAAACCTATCATTGGTGCTGTACGCACGGGCAGTCGTGTTGTCTTGTGCACGCACAACTGTCATCGTGTCTGTGCTTCGTGCCGTAACTTTAACAATCTCAAGATTGTTCGTCGTGTCGATCAGCGTTGCATAGAAATAGTCGCCAGCAGACAGCGATGGGAATCTAGCCCCTTGTCCAGCCTCCAGAACAACGGTCGTGTCCGAGTTCGTAATACTCGCGTTCAGTGTGCCAAAGGCATTGTTGGCGACTTTGATTCCCATGATTACTCCTGTTCAGGCACTTCTACCCAGTTACCTGCGTCGTCATCCCAACGGTAAATTTTGCCGTCGTTAGGCATTTGCGTAGGTGCATCCCACAGGCAAGTAGTCTCATTCAGTACCCACTTGCTGTAGGGCTTGGGTGGTATGAACGCATCTTTCTGCGAGTCGTAGGTGTACCCGATACCTGCGTAGTTTTTACGCAGTGCTTTGGTCTGGTCAGCGCTAGGCTCACCAGTCTCGGGATTGTAGTGAACACCGCCACGAGTGTTGTACGAAGTCTGAATCCATTGCCCGGGACTAGAGTCCACGAAGGTATCAAAGAACTCAGGCTCAGCAACGATGACTTGCTCGACGATGCCGTTATTTACTTTTGCAAAATGTGCCATGTTTACTCCTTTGGGTACTTGGCTTTAACAGCCTGTACCTTTGCAAGCATATCAGCAGCGGCTTCGCCGCCTTTCCACAGTGCATCAAGTTGGTCACCGATGGCTGGGTACTCTGCGGCACGATTCTCTCGCGCAATCTCTGCTCGATACGCAGTGGCTAATAAGTTATTCTCAGAAGTTAAAACTATTGTCCCATCAACTAAGTATACTTTATCTGCATCAGCAGTATTGACTGGGGCGTTTAGCGTAGATTGCGCTATCTTTGCGTAGTTCATTAGTATTGCCTCACCCAAATTGTAGTAGCAACGTGCCAAGTTCCATCATACCCTCCGGAGTATGTAGTCCCGTGGAAGTAAGGAATTGTGTAAGGAGAGTTCGGGTACGTACACAACGGTCTTCCGGGGTCAGGGGAGCCTGTGTAAGTCCTTCTACCCGCGTAACTGGTTCCGAAACTTATTGAACTATCGTACCCATAAATATCAGCACCGGCGGTTCCAGCGGTTGCATACCACTGAGCGTCGGTTATATAAACTGTGTTTGACCCGCAAGTCATTCGAATGACGTTTCCGCTTGCCGATTCTCCACCCAAAGCCCTAACAAAAGCAGTTGATAGACGAGCCATTCCGCGAGACCCAGCAGTAGTGCTAGACCCTGTATCAGTTAAGCCTTGTGTTGGGGAATACAAAGTACCTACAGCGGCTTCACCTAAACTATCGCCTACAATCTCATAGGTAGAATTATATGTGCCGCCCGTACCCGCATGTCGGTAAAATAACATCCACCCATCGGCGTCTACATAAACTTGCTGTGCAGTTTGCCCAGAAGACGATAAGCCGGTTAACCAGTACCTTCCGGGAGTGAACGCGCCTCCCAAAACAGTAATTACCTCACTACCATATTGTGCTGCTGCACTCGGACTAGAGCCGTCCAAAACTATATTAGACAGCGCTACCCATGTAGTGTTATTCCAACTGTAGTAAGAATAGTCTGATGTGTCACACCAAATTTGCCCTGCGTATGGAGACACCGGGGCCGTACTAGAAAAAGTTGCTATCCGGGCTAGCGGCAAGTCACCAGTAGTAATTTTTGCCGCGTCAATACCACTTGCAAGTTTTGCGTTTGTAACTTCCCCGTCGGCGATAGCAGAGGCTTCTTCAAACGTCGCCGCTGTAATCCTAATCTCAATACGGTCACCAGCACTGTAAGAGCGAGCCGTAGTTGATTCTTGCGCACGAGTCACAGTCAACACATCGGTTGAGCGAGCCGTACACTTCACAATCTCCAAGTTGTTGGAGGTGTCGATCAGAGTGGCGTAGAAGTAGTCCCCTGCGCCTAAGGAAGGGAACCTAGCACCCTGACCAGTGGTCAGCGTGATACTTGTATCGCTGTTCGTAATACTTGCAGCGAGCGTACCAAACGCGTTGTTAGCGACTTTGATTCCCATGTCCTACCTCATTAGTTCACAGTAACTGTCCAAGTGATACCGAGCGTATCGGCTGCGCCTTTGTTAATCACCGAGAACACAGTGCGGCAAAGCAGCGTGCCACCAGAACCAGCATTAAGGATGCCAGCCTCAGTCACAGCACCAGTGCCAGTACCGGCGGGGAAGGTCGCCACATAAGCCACGTTGTTGTTGGTCACAGTAGTCGAAGTCAAAGACACACGACCAAGTTCAGTCTCAAGTGCGGTATCACCGACATCCGCAGCAGTCGTGCCCGAGCCAATCGCCATGTGCGACATAGCAGTATCGGTCGTATCTTTCATGCGCGAGGCGATGAAGTTCTTACCTGTAGTAACGACAAGGTTCTTGAACTCTTGCTCGTCTTTAATTTTACCGTCCGGGCCGGTAAGGACAACTTTAAGATTGCCCGTGACTTTGATGGAATCTTGCAACATGGTTTGCTCCTTAGTTGAGTTGGTTGCCGTTGATCTGGTAACCAGCAAAAGTGTACTCCGACTCCGTACGGATCGTATAAACGATACCAGCATTGGGGTCAACTGTCAGCACAAATTCGCCGTTTATCAGTGGTTGATGGATTAGGTGGCTATTGATAGTCCCCGGTACAGGGAAGTAAGTAAACTTGTCATCAGAAATAAACGCCCAGTCATAGAGCGGGTTAGACTGACCAAGAGTCAGAAGTACATTGATTACGTCCGTAGTCGTAACCGCATGGGCCAAGGCTTTGTTTACTGCATTGACAAGTGCATCGTTCCCCGTGACGCTATCTGCGTACACAGGTTCAATAATCCACACGGGGGTATCTGCGACCGTTATTGGGTCTGGGTCAGCATCTGCGTCCACCGTGTCGAAGTCAAACTCATAGGCGGGGGTCTTAGCCACGAAGTCAGTCATCGTGACTTCTTCAGTCAGGACTTTGGCGACCTCAAATGAGTCAATGGCTTCTGCGGCAGTCACTGTATCGCTAGGGTTTGTACCTATGCTAAACGGGCCAAAGGTATCTGCGGCGGTCACCGCATCGGTCTTACCCAACCCCGGCGAGCGGGAAGATTCGTCAGCCGCAGTCACTGCGTCAGCAACATCGGGTCGAGTAAGTTCTTTGGCAGTAGCCTCCGTGGCTTCTGCGGTATCAACAAGAACTTTAGCGGTGTTGAACTCGGTAATCGCGTCAGTTACGTCCGGTGTATCTGTCAGACTCTTACCAACATCTTTGGTGTTGATTGTCTCTGCGGCGCTTACAGAGTCTGACTCGGCTTTTCCAATTGCCTTTACATCGGTGTCTGCCGCCGCAACAGCATTTGCAAATGGTTTTTCTAGGCTCTTGGCGTCAGCCTCAGCGATAAAGATTGGATCAGGGTCGGCGTCTGGGTCGTTCGGGTCAAAGTCAATTGTCGAGTTAATCGCCCGGAAGGCTGTCTCGACCATGGTCACAGAGTCGGTCAGCGCCTTTTCTGTTGTGATCGCAACATCTTCTGTTGCAGTTGCAACTTCGATTACGGTCGTCTCAACAGACAATGCCCGGAAGTCGGACATGAACACAGACTGTTCTTCCAGTACCCGAAGCGGTACAAGGAACACACTTACAGCAACTCCGGGGGCGTACGGCGTAGCCGATACGCTTTGAACGCTCTGTGAAGCCGAGACCGTGCCAGCCGAAATTGCTGCGGCTAGAACTGGTACGACAACTGCGGAGACGCGGATATTCGCCATTAGAAGTTATCCCTCACTGTGAACCGAAGGGTGTCATAAACGGTTTGGATTTGCCCGTTGTAGTTGATGATTACCTCACCCTCGTAAGAGCCGGGGTCTACATCCAATACGCCGCCGTTAAAGTCGAACTGCACCTGACCGGTAGTTCCACCGCTTAACTTTGTGCAAGTTATTGTGGAGAGTACTGTCGTTGTAGCGGCAGCACGAAATTTAACTGTGACTGTTGTAGTTGCCGCACTTAGGTCAATAGCGCCACCAGTCATGTCATCCGTCAATGTAAGGATAACAACAGGTTTCTCATCTCCAGAAACTAAACGGATAACATCTGTTGCCATAATGACCTCACGCTAAGGGGCGCATCTGAACCGACACTGACGCTCTCGCGTTTCCTAGTGAGGCTCTGGCTCTGCGCTCGTTTGTTTTGGAAAGATACTGCTTAGAGTGGTATGCAGCGAGTTCTCGGTCACTCCAGTTCTTGTTGGGCATCACCAACAAATGCTGCAACGCACCGTGCATGATGACAGTCTCAAGGTCATCGAACACAGTCTTGTCCATACCTGAGGAATCTCGCAACGGTTTTAAGGCCACGATCATGCGCAGGTCATACGGTTCGGCGCTATCTGGGAGCGGCGCAATAACGAAGTTGTCGGGGTCTAACTGGCAGATCAAGCGGGGGGTAGCCCGTTGATCCACCGTGTAATCAGGCCATCCGGGGTACTTGGCGTACAACTGCTCAAGCGTCACAGGATCAAGCGGTTGTCTGTTGACCGTAGCAGTCATGACTGCATGAACTTCAGACTGTGAAGGGTTGTTGTAGGGGTACTCGTATGCCCCCGGCGTAAGCCGAATCGAAGGCTGCTCATACCGCCAAGCAAGTGTACGCTCACATACTTCGATTGCAGCATCACGAACATATTGCTCAATGACCGGCTGAGGACAGCCCGGCACACTTGGCGCAAGCCGAGTGACCAATGTTGAGAAAGTGCGGATCGTCATGATGCAACCACCTCATCTTGTGGTAGCCCACCCGGCTCGGTGTCGGTGATCGTTCTAGCCTGTGCGCTAACGCCCAACGCCTGAGTAAAGGACTGTTGGAACAGTTGGGCACGGTTGGAGTTCACATGCTCGTTGTCCACCGACTCTGCCAAGAACACAGTGCCGTCGATGATGACAGGCAAGTAGGCATCGGGGAGCAGCGCAACATCTTGATCGGCTGTGTAGTCGGGTGGGGTCTGTGCGTACTCTGCAATCAGAACCTGCCCTGAAGGAGCCTTGGGATAGATGAAGTACTTGTTGGCGTTGCGCACATGGCGCATCCAGTTAATCGTTGGGCCAGCGGGATCATTCATCCATGTTGGGTAAGTCTCGTCCAGCGTAGTGCGGTCAACCTCGACCACACCGCCACCGTCTTTGACTTGGAAGATTTCCATCACTCGGATGGAGTCGGAAGGAGGCGACTGCAATACCTGCCCTGCCGTGGTAGGGATTTCCCCAATGTAAGCAAAGAGGTCAGGGCGCAACACAGCCATGCGCTTGAGCGCTTGATTGGCGAACCCGAGCAACACTGCATCACTGTACCGCTGGGGTGCATTGATGTCTTGGAGGATGCGGCGAGCCTCAGTGATTACACTGGAGAGTTTCATACAGGCAGATTCCTAGAAGCATCAGCGTTAATGTCTGGGTTGCCCACTTCGACGGACTCCTCAGGCACAACCTCAGTCTCAAGACTTAGCCCTGTCTTGCGCCCTTTTTGTTTTTTGGGGACAAAGTTCTCGGGATAGGCTTCTTCCTCGGTCACTTCCTCACAAAGTGGGTTCTCAGCAAGAATCTCATCCCACTCATAAATTGTGCCATCGCGTTTGTTCCGTAGGTATCTCATGATTTTCCCTTCCTTTTTCCTGATGGAGACACAGGCCATGATTGTCTCGTAGGCCCAGTTTTCTTACTAGACATCGACTGTTTCTCAGACGACGACATCTTTTTGGCTGCGGCTTCTGGTCGGCAAGCAGGATACCCCCGCTTGCTTTTCTCGGAGCCAGAGCGACCACACTCTTTGCCGGTCTTCACATCAACCCACTTCTCCCCGAACCATTTGCCTAATCCGCCCTTAGCCACGTTTTTTCACCCGGTTATCTGCGCCAGACCAAGTACCGCCGCGTTTCTTGTACTCCTTAGCAGCCCAAGCATTAGCATAGGCTGATGGGTATACATCAAACTTTTTCTTGGCCTCCGCTTTTACACGGCTCCAAAGTGCGGCGTTGTTTGCTTTAGACTCAGCCATTACCATTTCACCTTATGTGACCAGTACCTAGCCGACAGTTTACTCGGGTTTGAGTCCTGAGCGTTATGTCTAGCGTAATAAGATTTCTTACGGGCTTTGTCTTTGGCGGAGGTAGGGTTCTTGCCCGCACCCTCAACGCCCTGCTGCCCGAAACGAATAATCTTTTCCTGCCCGTTGGCGCACGCCTTGACGACATGCGACTTGGTAGGATGCGACGGCGTTCTCTTGGGAGAGTTACAGGCCATCTCAGACTTCTTGAGCACCTTAGCCATCACACCTCCTCATAGAACACGGTCACCGTCGTACCAGCAACCACAGTGGCGTAGATTCCATCGTCAAACAACACTCCGGGTTCAACAATTGGGAAGTTTTCCTGTCCTTTGCCGTACACCTCAAAAATATAGTGCGGCTCACTTCCTGTCGGAACTGTTGCTAGATCATAGAACCTATAAACTGAGTCATCAGAGATGGGGTGAAACACCGTCAACTGTTTAAATAGTGCCCGCTTCTGGGTCACAAACCCGCTTGCACTAAGTTGCTTGGCTTTTAAGACCCCTGTATTCATTTTGATCCCCTAAAAGGAGGGGGCCGAAGCCCCCATCCTTATTTACTTACGATGCGTCTACAACCAAAGCCCACACGCGGCACTTCAAGTTGCCGGGGACGTAACCAACGAGGGTCACATCGATCGTGTCAGCAGCAGTGTAGTACTTACCAGCGGTCAGGCCGACGGTAGCACCGGTGCTCAGAGTATGGATC